TGCCGACGCAGACACTACCATTTGCCAGTTAACATCTGACATAAGAGTAGCCGTGCCGATAATCGCTATAGCCGTTTGACAAATCGTGCGTAATGCCCGCACCGATGTTGCTTTCCAAAAGTCGTTCATTGGTTTTCCTTTCTATAAATCTGTTACTTGACGGGATATGAAACATCAAAGCAAAAGTATCCCATACCGCCAAGAGTATTGCGTAGATACAGTTTCCCATCTGTGTCTATGTATCCGAACCCGTGTGCAGACGAACCTCGATTTGTTGCCGGAAAATACACGGTTGTGGTCGGTCTATACTCGCTTGGTAGCGTAGTGATTAACTGAAGCGTATCGTCTACCGTTACCTCGCCCGAATAAAAAGCGTTTATAAAGCAAATTCCGTTGCGGAGTCTGTACTTTATCGGTCTGGTAGTTGTGGTATCACCAGTCTTCCATGCGCTGTCCCCGTCATACTTTATTATAGATGTTGCGTTTTGCGCTCTTGACTTCACAAGGTATAACGTAAGTGTGGTTGAACCGCTGATAGAACCTGTGATAGTCACAGAGCCATTTGCAGGTGTTACCGCCCAATCACTTGTCCGTGCAGATGGTGTGCCTAAAACGGAATTCACCACTACCATGTCTTCTGTGATGTTTGCATTTGTTATTGTCTGCGGAAGTGACGAAAATGATGCCACATTTACCGCAAGGACTTCGCGAGTCTCCGCAAGCGATTCAACTGATGCTTTGAACACTGACGGCGATACCACTCTCGGAGCCGTTATGGTTCCAGCCTCTGCCTCAGCCTGTGTCATCTGCGTGGACACGCCGAGAGCTGTTGCAGGGACTTTGTTCGTTTCCGTTCCATCGTCTATCGCAAGGTAATCCGTTGCGGACGGAGTTCCAACAAAGGAATTTAATTCATGTATCTGCATGATTTACCTCCTTACTCGGAGAGTTTGTTCTCGTTGATGTAGTTTCTAATCTGTGTGATTTTGCCTTTAAGGGCAGAGTCTACTGCAAAGAACGAACCTTTGTTGTTTGCCGAAATCATGTCGCCTGTATCAGCGTCAATTTCGTCATAGGTATAAGTTACTCTGTCTCCGCCGTTTACGTTCAGCACTGCGAACGATGCAAGCTGTTTGATTGTGTTAGCCATAGAGTAGTTCCTCCTGTTCTGTTATGTAAGAATCAAGTAATGTATCTTCGTTCGTTGTGTATTCGTACTCGTCAAGACCGCCGTCGGGCTGTTCGAGACGTATCATGTCGTAATCTCTCTGCTTTGCCTTGAGTTCCCATGCGACTTTGAGGTTCGGTGTGCCTTGTATTACAAAGTACCGTTTCTGTTTGTCTGCTATCCAACAATCGCCCTCTCCCTCTTTCTGCAAGAAAACTTGGTATTCCTGACGGAGTTCGATAGTTTCCGAGAATATATCGTCAATATCCACGTAACAGATGCCGTCCGAGTCGAGCTGTGCCTCGCCTATATCCCCGAAGAGCGGAGTCGGAGTTTCGTAGCAGTAATTTAGTCGCTCGCCGTAGTTCGGAGTTTTGATGAGTCGTGGTTTTGTGCCCGTGACGGACAACGAACCGTTCACTCTCACGTCACGATAAATCCTCAGAGGGTTTGTGGTTACATCTTTTGTGGCGTACAGCTCAACTGCCATGCCGTTTGTCCCCACGCCGTATTCATAAAGAACGAGTCTCGGATAACCGTTAACGGTTCCCAAATAAAGCCTGAATAAGTTGGAAATGTCATCGTGCGCAGGATTGTGTACAGCATTCACCTCTGTGCTATACTGAAAGCCCACTCCATCGGTGTCTAAACGAACCCCGGTACTGTCCGCATATCCTATACCAGTTAATGTCATGAAGAGCTCTGCCTGATCAAAAGAGCCCGTGGTTGCCGTATTAAGCAGAAATCGTTTCAAATTATAGGCCGTAATGTTGGCTGTTTTTACAAGCCCTCTGTTTGTAATCTCAAAACCCCCGATATTACCCTGCTTTGAAATAAACTGCCCGCTATCAAGATTCCACGTATTCTTCCCACTCGAGTCCGTAATCGTCCCCGCTGTAATCAGATTCGCACTCAGCGCACCCGTTGTTATCATCGAGGCGTTTATCTTGCCGTCCTGTGTCAGAGCAATGTCATCAAATGGGCCTTGATAACCGCTATGCGAGTGCCCAAGTCCACCCTGATTGAAGCGCCATACATTCACAGCTGTATCTACGTCAGGAGTATCCATTATGAGGATTTCCTGCGGATACCCGTTCGCCCCCGGTGTCATTACGACGTAACCGCCGAGTCCTCCCCGAATGAGATCCGTTGCATATTGGATAGCTGCGTCCATCATTGACGTAGTCGGAACGTTCTCCATGATCTGCGTCTGAATAGCCTGTCCGAGCGAGGTCTGAACCTGTCCGAGTTCAATACTGTCGTATCTGTCCATCAGGACGTCATAAACGACTTTCACGACTCGCTGCTTCACTTCAGAGATACCGACCTGCGGATAATAGACCGATACAGTGTCGCACAGAGAAACGCGCTGTAAAGCCGAGTATTCCACAAATTCTGCCGTCTGCCATAGCTGCACAAAGTCAACTGTCAGATTCTCGTTCGGAAGCCATGCTTCACTTCTTTCGAATCGACTGATCGCAGCGTTACGGAGCTGTTCCGCTGTTGGTTGCTCTTCGAAGACATCTGACAAGTCCATCGGCGCTGCGTCTGCGATTGTATAAGCGACCTCGATCGGTTCGTCTGTTTCCGTTCTGATAATGATCAGATTGTGATCAGTTAAATACGCGACCTGAGGCTCTGTTCCTGAAAAGACCAGCATCTTCTCCGGCAGCGTTACCAGCTCACCCTCTGAGCCCATCCAGTACGGGACAACCGCGTTATATGATTCCCCATCGTCAATAGTCTGACTCAGATTCGTCAGGTTCTTTGAATAGCGGATCTCTATGTCGGAGTCCTGCCCTCTGTGCGCATGGAGCTTTACGGTGAACTTGTCAAATTCATAATCGCCCCCGCCGAATACGTCCAGAATGGAATTTTCTTCTCCTCCAAGCATATTCCGTGCGTTTCTCGGTACTTCGTTCGTGAACTCTGCTGTTGTGGTTTTGTCTGTCCAGAACGTGAACGGATTACTGTTCACCGAATTCGTAGCGATACCATTGAGAGCATCGGCTACCGACCCCGCTGTATAAGGCATGACTACGACATCATTGAGTCTATAGCTGATGTGATGGGCGTTGAACGTAACGATTCCATTCAGATCTGGAACTGAACGTGAATAGATAACAAATGGCTGTATATCGTGCTTGTCATCATGAGTACACGCTACGATCTTGCCGATGCCTATCTCATCGAAATGGACACCGGTTATCGGATAGTCGAATTCTGCTTCGTATATCCCGTTTCTTTCCTCCGTTACAACGAAACGAGTACAGTCCGAAAGACGTCCGATTCCGTTTGTAACGAAGCGGGTTTCGTCTCTGTTGTATAGAATTGGTATCATATACGCCACCACCTCGGAGTAATGACCACTCTGGTTATTCCCGAACCGAGTGCCACAGTATTAGCTCCAGCTGACAGGACCGAAAACTCTTCACCGGCGTTCTGGATGTAGTCATTACGGCTTACCTTCCCCGCTCCGACTACTTCCCACGCCTCCTGTGATTCGCAGTCGATGTACAACACACTGGAAGACGATGCCCTTGCAATGATGGTCATTGTCTGCGTTCCGAGAGTCAGAATGCCCGAACCCGTCACAGCGAGTAACGGCTTTGCATCGAATAGAGTCGGATTTGTAATGGATCCACTGCGTGTGAATGTCTGAGCCGTTTCGCCGGATACAAGCCATCTCTGCGGTTTGCAGTCGAACACGATGTCGAACTCTCCTGCAGTGTTGTATCTGACCGCTGACGCTTCAAGCCCAGATCTGTACAGACCGAGACGGAACTCATCGGGATTGTATGTGTCTGTCAGACGCTTGTACGTATAACGCGATGCGAGTTCGTTCCTGAGTGTTGCTATCTTCTCGGCGAAGTCCTGCTGATTGTCAGCAAAACATCCAGCCGGATAAGTAACTTCAATATTCTCGAATCGCCCCTGATCAATGGCGATGGCTCCGTTCCTCCCCGGAACTGTAACCATTTCGACCACCCTTTCAGGAGCATTGAAAACAGCCTGACCCGTGATGTATACACCCGAGTCGAGGCTGTTTATTCCATCAAATGTGAATGAATTAAATACCGCCATAAGCCTTTGTCCTTTGCTTTTGTAACTGAACGAGTCTCTGCTCGACCTTCAGAGCGAGCTGATTTACATCCATTCCAGGCGATGCGTAAACGTTTATCGTAGGACCGCCCATCTGCATGGCATCGAGCTTGTCCCAGAACTTATCGAGGGGAACTACTGCCTCAGGTCCAGCTTCGCCGATACCGGCAATGGTCGGACTGTCGAAGATACCGCCGTTCTTGTACCAGTCAACGCTGATCTTCGGGATGCTGATGACCCCACCAAGATCTATCCAATCCCAGCTGAAATGCGGGAGTTTGATTTTGCTGAATAAATTCTTAATGTTAATCGGGAACAGATTTTTTATCTTCTTGATCATCCCCTCGATAGTCTCTTTGGCCTTCTTGAACGGAGCCGTTATCTTCTCTTTAATACTGTTCCACGCATTAGCCGTTGCGGTCTTGATATCGTTCCAAACGTTCTTTATATTGGTACCAAGCGCCTGTGCAGCTGCTTTTATCTTGTCCCAGTTCTTATAAAGAAGAACACCGATAGCGATAGCTGCTCCGATGGCTGCAACGATTCCAACCATAGGACCGAGAGATAATGCTGTCGTTGCTCCACCTACGAGGTTGACGAGGTTGATTATCGAACTGATACCCATTGCGACCTTGCCGATACCTATCAGGAGCGGGGCCAATATCGCAACGAATCCCGCAATCGTTCCTATAACAGTCAGAACAGCGGGATCGAGTTGAGACAGCCAATTCGCAAAACGTCCTACAAGGTCAACGACTTTCTCAAGAGCCGGAGCGAGATAACCCGCAAGCTGTGAGCTGATGTTTGCAAACGCAACGGATCCGATCAGCTTCATCGTGTCGAGCTGGTCGTTGAACTCGTTCGCCTTGTCCAGCGTCTCCTGATCTACGTAATCGAGGTCATATTTCTTCAACGTATCGGAAACCATCTTATACGTTTTACCGCCGTCCTCGATAAGCGGATTGAGTTCGGCTGCACTCTTGCCCATGAGCTGTTGAGCAAGTGCGTCACGTTCCGTCTCGTTGGTCATCTTTCCGAGGTTTGTAATTACATCCTGGAAGATGTCCTCCGAGTCTCTCAAATTGCCGTTTGCATCCGTAACAGATACGCCGATAGCCTTGAACGCTTCAGCTTGCGACTTTGAACCGTTCGCTGCTGCATACGCGTTCTTCGTCAGCTTCTTATTGGACTTTGCAATCGACTCGACTGAAACATCCACAAGATCAGCTGCATATGAGTACTTCTGAAGCTCATCCGTACCGATGCCCGTTACCTTGCTGAGTGTGTTCAGATCATCTGCAGTCTGGCCTGCTTTGTACGCAGCTGCTCCGAGTCCAGCAACGACTCCAGCTGCAGCCATTGACACACCTTGAAGAGAACGCCCCACGCCCTCGATTTTTCCGCCTACGTCCTTGAACTGTTCAGAGAGTGCTTTGAGATTAGCGTTTCCGACTTGTCTTAACTGACCTTCAAAGTTTTTCAGCTTCGATTCAGTGGTAATGATTTCCCTCTGTAGCTCACGATATTCCTCAGAAGACTTGTCAACACCCTTCGCGTCAAGCTCGGCTTGTGCCCTCTTCAGCAGGTCAAGACGATTCTTCGTCTCTGTCACCTTCTCATTGAGGAGCTCCTGCTTCTGTCTCCACAGGTCAACGTTGGTCGGATTGAACTTCAGAGCCTTGTTGACCTGACTCAGTTCTTTGTCGAGGTCTCGCGTCTTCTTGTCAACGTCCTTTAACGCTTTGCCTAATTTAGTTGTATTTCCATCAAATTCGATGGTTATTCCTTTTATCTTTCCGCTCGCCATTGGTTCTCCTTATCCAAACCACGAGTTTATGTCATTTTGCGTGGCCTTCCGTTTCTTGCCCCGCTTTTCTTCCACCTTCGCCTGTTTGTCAGCTCGTTTCTGCCGTTCGTTGAAATCAACGATATAATCCACGACCTGACCGAGCTGCATACGGCGAATATCTGTCATGGTCAGTCCTCGTTCTGTTCCAGCGAGGATGACATCGTTGAGAGTGACGGCTGATTCTCCTTCAGACTCTGAACCGCGTCCTTTACGTTTCCGAGAAGGTTCCTCAGCCTCTTCAAGTTTTTTGAGCTCACAAAACCTTTCACAGCAAGGTTCCACACCTTCGGAGCAACGACATCGAGCGGGAACGATTCGAACTGTCTCACCCATTTCTTCGGCGGATCGATAGTCTCATCGGCTGCCTTTGCCATTGCCCATGTGATGTTAATAAGTGTGGTCGACAGCTCTGCCTGATACAGAGGGAGCAACATATCGAATGCTTTGCCCTCGATAGCTTCTGAAAGTGCCTCGAGGTCGATTGCCCCGTTCTGGTATGCTGTCAGCCCAGATCCGAACGTCTCAACCATTGTTGCAACGAGCGGGATCAGTTCCTGTGTAGCGTCCTTGCCGAACTGGTCTTTATATTCCATCAGCCAAGCCACGTTGTTGCTCAGCTTGACTTCCTTCTTTCCTATCTTGATAATGTCTTCCATTGGATCACCTCATAATGAAAAAAGGGCGAGACATTACGCCCCGCCCCGTCTTGTTATGGTGCAATAGCCGGAGCAGTTGGAGCTGTGAACAGTGTTGCGTAACCAGTATCTGCTGGCTTCAGAACTGCCATTGTTACTCCGCTTGCGTTGTCACCTGTGCAGGTTACACCAAGAGTCTCCGTTGCTGGCTCCTTACTCTCCTCGATGGTAGCGTACTCTCTGTTGATCATGCCCAGAGCGCAGTTGTACAGAATGACTCTTCTGCTCTCTGCATCACCCTCGACCTGAAACGCAACGTAAACATTCGGCTTGACTGCATTCTTGACCTGTGCAAGACCGCCGTTTGTCAGAGCCCTGTAACCGAGGAACTGAGTTTTAAACTCATCGTCGAACATTGCGACTTCGAGATCACCCTCTATAGTTCCACCAGAGTATCCACTCCAGTAAGCAACGTTGTCAGCATAGAACGTATTAGTCTCGCTCTGTGTCTCCGGGGAGAAGCTGACAGCACCTGCCTGATGGTAAGGTGTGCCGAGCGTGACGGCTCCCTGATCATCGACTGTGTATGTTCCGACGTGGAGCTGGCTGATACCAAATTCAACTTTGTTTGCCATTGTTAGTCTCCTTAAATGTAGTAATAAATCACGAAGACGCCCTCATCCTCGATGTAAACGTCCTCGCTCTTGTCATACAAAAAGCCATTGTCGAGCAGTGCTGTCTCAATGGCTTCCTCGTTTGATTCGTTTTTAGTTGTGAAGTAGTATTCCACCTGATAGGTGTTCTGCTTCCAGTAGTGCGTGTTGTCCGCCTCGAAGACGTCTTGTCCGTTGCCGATATACACGATATACGGTGGACTCTGAGCCTTCTTAAAATGACTGTACGCACACGGAAGGCCGGTGCTCTGTAATACCTGGAATATTGTCATTGAAGTTCCCTCTCGATCTCTCTCGGAAGTTCTTCACTCGCCCACTCTTCGACCGGAGCGATGTGTTTGATGCCGTTGGTGCGTCCGTAAGTGCCTTTAGCGTTGACGATAACGTGACCATTTTCAAGCAGATGCGTCAGCTGGTAGTCAGTAGCGTTGTGGACGATGACAGTATTGATCCCTGCCGTTCCACGTTCACGCTTTACTCTCCACCCTTTCGCGTAGTCTCCGGTCTTCCTGGGAGAAGTATTCTTGAGTTTCTGACAGGCTTCCTTTGCCACCACGTCGGCGGAGTTATTGGCTGCCCGCTTGACTTCCTTCGTATACTCCTCGAAGATTTCCTGGCACTGTATCGTAACGCTGTTAGTCTTACTCATTAATCCGCTCCTCACAGACAAGAGATATACCGTCACGCTGGGC